TATAGAAAAAATATATATCCGTTTAATTCTAATACATATATTTCTTATTTAGACACAAAATTAAATAAAAAAACAAAACTAGTAGATAACGATTTTAATTTTAATGGAATATTAAACATTGATACATTAAATGGTTTGATTTGTTCTCCAATAAATCCAAACTCATGGGTTAAATCAGGTTATACTGAAAATTTGTTTTCACAAAATTTAGAAGTTTCAGGAAAAACTTTTAATATTCTTAATACTCCATATTTTCATAAACAATTATATACAGATTTTACAAATCAAACACCATATGGAAAATATGTTGGATCTGCATATCTTTTTTTAAATTCATTACCGTTTGTCGATTTAGAAGATTATATAAACTTCCCTTTCAAAGAATTAAATGGCACAACATCTAGCACTCTTTTATCTTCTATATTCAGAGAGGTTGGATCAACTCATTTTATTCCATATCATTTAATATTAAAGTGGGGATCAATATACCATAGGTATAAAAAATATATTATAGATAATGTTGATATTATAAGTGGAGTCACGACCTCAATTGATACTGATAATTTTTTTGATAATAATTCGGGTATAACTTTTACAGTATCAGGAACAAGTGTTCCATATTCAGGAACAACTGACGTTGGAATTCATCCATATTATCAAAACATATTTCACCAAATTATTCAAGATTATTCTTTTTATTCAACAAATTCTGGAAATACGTCGTATTCGGCAACAACAGTAAATGGTAAAAATATTTCAAGAAGTAGAACAAAAAATTCATTCAATTTATGGACATCACTTATTGATAATTCTAAATTTTATGATAGCCAATTAACATATACGTTATTACCTTGTGATGGAAATGGCACATTTTCGGGAATTACATCTTTCAATGATTCGAAACAAACAAATTTTAGGATTGTTTGGGATGACGATTCTAATGTAAATGAATTTACATTTAGTGGAAGAACATTTCCTTCTTATAATGAATATAATAGAAGATATATCACAGGATCAACGGAAGACAACAAATATTCCATTACGGGAAATTATAGAAAAGTATTAGATTTAATTGCCACTTTTAATCCATCTATATTAGAAGAATTTGAAACGGCGTTTTTAGAATTTAGTTCTGAGAATTTACAAGTAGAAATTCCTTATCGTAGATATGAAAGAGTAATAAGTAAAAATGATAAAACCGAAACTTATGGTGTAAAACATTATAATTTCCAAACCTTATTAAAAGAAATTGTTACAGTTGAAAAAATCAAAGGTGACCCCACAGATAATTTTGAAATAATTAGATTGGCTACCGTAAGACAAAAAGATAAATTAAAATCTTTGACTAATGATATTTTAAGTAATGATAATTTATTAAAATTAACTATATCTAATCCTAAAGAATTGGACCCATATGTTTTAGGAGGGTTTACAAATACAGATGTTATAAATTTTGCTTACAATACATATGATTCTGTTGGACAAGCAGCAAATGTGAAATACATTTCACTTTATTTGGGTGAAGATGTTGACGGATATTATTTAGATTTCTTTGATTATAATAATGTTGAATTAAGTGAGGATAATGTGATATTGTTAAGACCGATCATTCAAATGTATGCCGGATACATTAAAAATGGCGAAACAAATACAAAAAGTGAGTTCATAAAATATTTGAAAAACAACATTATAACAAAAAGTTCAGGAGACACTTTAGGATCTTCAAATAGATTATCATTATTCTTATCAATATTTTTAGGTGAGTTTGGAAATTTAAAACCATTAAAGGAATCAAATAGGTTAACAATTTATAATGGATATAATGACACTCCTTTAAAATTAGAATTATACAATTTCTTTAAATCCTTCAATGATAAATGGATTGCAGGTAATTCAATAGGACAAAGACTTTTAATGGAGGAATTTTTATTTTTGGATAAAGCAAATGTTGATATAGGAAGTAAAGTTTTTATGAGTTTAGAAAAATTGATTCCTTTAGAAGATGATAGAAACGCTAAGCAAAATTTATATGGAGTAATAGGTATCTTAATAACCGGAACAGGATTTGACATGAGACCGTTACCGGCATATGTTAATTTTTATGGAACAAATTTTTCCAACAAGGTAAGACTAACACCATCAAAAAAAGTGGCCAGCAATATTTTTGGAACATTTTTAGAAGTTGATTATCAAGAAGCTTCACCTAAAATAATATTACAATATGTGGGACCAACATCTAAACATTTGGATATGAAAGAAATCAATCAGAAATACAAATATTTGAATGATAGTTTTAATGTTGGAAACCCTAATAAAAATCCATTGATTATAACAACACCACAAATTTTTAAAACAGACGAATTAGCTCAATCAAATAAAGTTGTTGCCTTCGAAGTAAGTTTTGGTGACCAAAACCAAGGAATTTTCAAGGGTGTTCAATTAGATCAATCTTCAATTAGAAATACCACAGAATCTTTTATTGCAATGGAAAATTTAGGTAGATCTGAGTCGGGTGCAGGAGTATATCAAGTTGATGTAGGATTATATGACATTTACAGACAGGCATCATACACTTGTGAAGTTACTTGTATGGGAAATGTAATGATACAACCTACAATGTATTTTTATTTGAAAAACATACCTATGTTTAGAGGAACATATTGGATAATGGAAGTAAATCACTCCATTAAAGGAAATAGTATTGTAACGTCTTTCAAGGGTACAAGAATACCAAACGCATCATTGCCTGATCCAAAAGATTCCTTCTTATCAAGTTATAGAGTGCTATTTGATAAAGTTACGAATACCGCGATTGCCAGAATTAAACAAGAAAGTAACACTTTGAGTGGAGCAACAAAAACTGAAGTTGTAAAAAGTTTTGATAACGGAAGTTATAGTATAGATATGGGAACAGACGATAAAAAAGTTCAAGGTGAAGTTTTAGTTGATGAAAGTGGTATAACTGAATATGGTATTCCATATAATGGATTTAGAGGTGAAAAATACATACAGAAAGTAAATTATGAAAATAGGACATGGTTAAGAGCACAAGCTGTAGAAATGGGTGGTAAAAATTATCCGATAGAAGATAATATTGCCATGAGTATAATTAATCAAGTTACAGAAATAAAAGGGTTTCCTGTTAATATAAGTGATAAAGTGACATGGTCTAAAATTAAAGATAACAAAGACAGTTGGTTTTTCTCAACAAAATATGCTCTTGATGTTTCTTCACCCAATAAAATAATCAAACCAACGACATATTTTAAAAATCCTAATGATAAAAATGGATCAATTGTTATTGTTCAACCATTAGAATATATAACATCACCTAAAGGTCCGATTAATATAGGACCGAAAGTTACGGGTTATGGTATTGGATTATCTTCAGCATTGATGAAAGAATTGAAATTAAAAGATGGGGATGTTGTTTATTTTTCAAATGAATAAAGAATAATAACAATTTTTGGGATATTTATAATAAAAACTATGGAAAACTCAAATTTATACGGAGTTGTTGATCAGTTTTTGAATCCAAAAAAATACAGAACAATTTCTGACGACGGAAAGAGTCAGGAAGTGTGTGATTTACAAACGGGTGAATGTTATGTAATAAGATCCAAAGACGGAATTGTTGAAAGAATTAATAAAAAATATATAACCGAAGACGGTAGACAACTTTTACAAGATTAAAATTATGGAACTAGAAAAAAAACTACAAGAGGAATTAAATCGTTATAGAGCTATTAATAAATATACTAAAACGATGGTTATGGAACAAGAAATTCCACCTCCCCCCGCTGATCCTGCTGCCGCACCTCCAGAAGGAGGACTTCCACCTGATCCAGGTGCGCCTGCAGATGCTGGTGCATTACCTCCACCCCCACCTGCGGACGCGGGTATGGGATCACCAGTAGGAGGAGACACCACAGAAGAAATAGATATTACAGATTTAGTTGATATGGTTAAAAGTATCAAAAAAGATCAAGATGATTCTAAAGGAGACACTGGAGATGTTATGGGACAAATGGATGCAGTATTTACTAAATTATCAGATTTAGAACAAAAGTTATCTCAAATGGATAGTGTTCTAATGAAAATTGATCAATTAGGAAGTAAAGTTGAATCAATGAGAGAGAAAACTCCACAAGAAAAATTAGAGATGAGATCTTTGGATTCTTATCCTTTTAGTCAAAATCCTCAAGAGTTCTTCTCTCAAAAACAAGGAGAAATGAAAGCAAGTGGTAAGAACGAATATGTTCTTACAAAACAAGAAGTTAACGATTATTCAAAAGATATGATAAAAAACACCTTTAATCCTGAAGTAGATCAAGATGAATTTAAATTCTAATATTAACTTATTTTTGGGACTACACGCTCAATTAAAAGTTTTTCATTGGCAAACTAAAGGGTTTTCTAGACATAAATCGTTTGCAAAAACAAGAGATACTTTAGAGGATTTGATGGACGAATTTGTTGAACAAGCAATGGGTCAATATGGTAGATTTGAACTTGATGATGAAACAAAAAGTATTAGCTTAATTAATTTATCTGAAGCCAAACCTTCACAAATGGCAGAAACAATATGTGAAGCTTTAGTTCAGATGACTGATCAAATTGATGAAAAGGACACTAATCTTTTGAATTTAAGAGATGAAATATTGGGACTTGTTCAAAAGTTAAAATATCTTTTGACTTTAGAATAAAAATAATTTTTGAAAAAAAAGTTTAAGCCGAATTTTACTATTCGGCTTTTTTTGTGTATATTTTTTTATATAACAATTAAATTTTTATTTTATGTCAACATTTGATTCAGTTCTCGCTCAGTATGAGAAAAACAAACAAGCCACAAGTGGCAACTCAAACAAAGTATCCTTAGAGGATAGAATGAAAAAGTATTTTACTACTGTCCTTGCTAAAGGAACTAAAGGTGAAGAAAGAAGAATTAGAATTCTACCTACAAAAGATGGTTCTTCTCCTTTTAAAGAAGTATACTTTCATGAAATCCAAGTGGATGGTAAATGGGTTAAACTTTATGATCCAAAACAAGAAGGTAAAAGATCTCCACTAAATGAGGTTAAAGAAGGATTAGAAATGACGGGTTTAGATTCTGACAGAGAGTTAGCTCGTCAGTATAGAAGTCGTAAATTCTATATTGTAAAGGTAATTGATAGAGATCATGAAGCAGATGGTGTTAAATTTTGGAGGTTTAAACACAATGCAAAACAAGATGGTATTTTGGATAAGATATTTCCAATTTTTCAAAAAAAGGGAGATATTACCGACATACAAAAAGGTCGAGACTTAATACTATTTTTGACATTAACAAAATCTGGAACAGGAAAAGAATATACCACAATTAACTCTATCATACCTGAAGATGCATCTCCTTTACATCAAGATGAGAGTGTATCTAAATTATGGGTTGAAGATGAATTGATGTGGTCAGATGTATATTCTAAAAAACCAGAAGAGTATCTCGAAATGGTTGCTAAAGGGGAAGTTCCACGTTGGGATGTGGAAGGAAAAAAATGGGTATCTAATTCTCAATCAGAAGAAACAATTGGATCACTGAAAAAATCAACACAAATAGACGACCCCCAAGATGAGGAGGGATCAAGTGACGATTTACCATTCTAATTAATGGTTTAACAAGGGGTTTGGAGATAACGTCAAAGGCCCCATTTTTCAAAATAATATTATGGCAATTAAGAAAAATAGTTTTGACGCGATAAAGAAAAAGTTCTCTAAAGAAGCTGAATATAAACCAGATAGATTTTTGGATTTGGGTGATGCATTTTTAGATGCAACGGGTATACCTGGTCCAGCAATAGGACATATCAATATGTTATTAGGACATAGTGACACCGGAAAAACAACAGCTTTAGTTAAAGCAGCCGTAGATGCACAAAAGAAAGGTATTATTCCTGTTTATATTATTACAGAACAAAAATGGAATTGGGATCATGCGGTTTTAATGGGTTTTGATAAAGATTCAGACTATCTTTTTAATAGTGATTTTGAATATATTGAACAAATTACAGATTATATTAATCAAGTATTAGATGCACAAGATAAAGGAGAAATAGATGCCGATCTTTTATTTCTTTGGGATTCTGTTGGATCTGTTCCATGTAAAATGACGTGGGAAGGTAAAGGTGGTAAACAACATAATGCATCTGTGTTATCTGATAAAATCGGAATGGGAATCAACCAACGTATCTCAGGATCAAGAAGAGCAGATAAAAAACATACCAATACTTTGATTATTGTTAACCAACCATGGGTTGAATTACCTGATAATCCATTTGGACAACCAAAAATCAAAGCCAAGGGTGGAGAGTCAATTTGGTTGAACTCAACTTTAGTTTTCCGTTTCGGAAATGAAAAAAATGCGGGAACAACAAAGATAAAGTTGACAAAAAATAAAAGAGAAATCAATATTGCTACAAGAACTAAAATTACCATCATGAAAAATCACGTTAATGGTTTGGGGTTTGCGGATGGTAAAATTATGGTCACACCACATGGATTTATGATGGCAAAAGATAATATCGAAGAAAAGGCGTCAAGAGAAATTTACATTAAGGACAACTTGGATTACATCAGTAAATTATTTGGTGAACAAGTTTCAGATATTAGTGAACTAGGATTTAAAACAGAAACCTCATCAGAAGATGATGAATAAACAAAGTATTAATGTCTGTATTATTAGTAGATGGAGATAATTTACTCACGATTGGTTTTTATGGTCTCAAAAATTATTTCTTTAAAGGAAAGCATATTGGAGCAATTTATCATTTTATTAATACTCTTAGGAGAGCGTTTGAAACATATCATTTAGATAAAATAGTTGTTTTTTGGGACGGAGAAGATGGGTCTCAATCAAGGAAAAAAATCTATCACCTTTATAAAGAAAATAGAAAATCAAGATTAAGAACAGACGAAGAGATCGATTCATATAATACTCAAAGAATAAGAGTAAAACAATACTTAGAAGAATTATATGTTAGACAAGGTGAGTTTCCTTTGTGTGAAACAGATGATTGTATTGCATATTATATTCAACAATCTCCTAATGAAAATATAACAATATATTCTGCTGATGGAGATTTAACTCAATTAGTTTCTGAGAATATTCAGATATATAATCCCTCCCATCAAAAAGTCTACAAAAAAAACGACACAATTTTATACGATCACCAAGAAATTAAAGTTGAAAATATTAAAATAGTTAAAATTCTTTGTGGAGATCCATCTGATAATATTTCTGGAATTAAAAATTTGGGTATTAGAAGATTACTATCACTTTTTCCCGAATTGAAAGAAAGAAAAGTGACCTTATCAGAGATTAAAGAAAAATCCAATTTGTTGTTTGAAGAAGATAAAAACAATTGGTTAATTAAAAATCTTTTGACTGGTGTAACCAAACACGGTGTATTTGGTGAAGAGTTTTTTTACATAAATGAACGTATTGTTAGTTTGGAAGAACCATTCTTAACTGATGAGGCAATGAGAACAATTTTAGAATTAATAAATGAAAACTTGGACCCCGAAGGTCGATCATATAAAAACACTATGAAAATGATGATGGAAGACGGTTTGTTTCAAATATTACCGAAATCCGATGATGCTTGGATAAACTTCCTGAATCCATTTCTTAGATTAACAAGGAAAGAAAAAAATAAAAGAATAATTAAAATTAAAAACTATGAGTAACCAAGAAAACGTAACCAAATTTGAATTTTTATTAACATTAGATGGTCACATTGTTTGTCAAAGATACTTCAATGTGAAAGAACATGTTGTTCAGTCAAGAAGATCCATGGATCTTCACGAATATGTAAAAAATATTTGTGAAGAAATTGCTTACGATTTGAAAATAAAAAGTTCCAATTATCTATGTGAGAATCAAAATTTTTTCCTAAATTCTGATGTTGTGGAAGAAACAAAAGTTGCCGAAAAAGAAGAATTTTTATTGCAAATTAAGCTAGGCGATGACGTATTTATTTCTAGAATATTTCCTGCATATTACTATCATCCTAAAGTTAGGTATACGGTAGATATTCGCCCAAAACTTAAGAGAATTTTGTCAGAATTGACTGACATTTTATCATCTGAAGAATTGGAAACAACTTATTTACAATACGAATTATAAAAATAGAACATATATATTAAATTTTATGCAAGAAAGAAATTTTGGACAATTAGGATTTTCATTTCAACAATCATTAATTAAGGCAATTATCGAAGATAAAAAGTATGGTGAAACTATTATTGATGTATTAGAAAGTAAGTATTTTGAAAATAACTCTTTTAAATTTATCATGGAAAACATTAAAGAGTTATTCAAACAATTTAATAAAATCCCCGATTATAATACCGTAGCACAGAAAATTATGTCGGAGAATGGTAGTAGAGACAACAACTCAAATGTTCACATTGACACCCTTGAAAATATAAAACTGTCAAACAATGATATTGAATTTCCAAAGGTGACGGCATTAAATTTTTGTAAACAACAGAATTTAAAACGTGTGTTGAAAAATGTCCAAAGTATAATCGAGAATGGTGAATTCGAATCTTATAACACAATTGAGGAAGAAATAAAGGGGGCATTACAAGTTGGTGTAACTAACGAAGAAGCTTTTGATGTTTTCCATAATATTGATGAAGCATTAGAAAAAGAAAATAGACATCCGATTTCTCTTGGTGTTACAGGTTTGGATAACTTATTAAATGGTGGTTTAGGAAGAGGTGAATTAGGTGTCGTGTTAGCACCAACTGGAACAGGTAAAACAACACTTTTAACAAAATTTGCAAACACCGCTTTTAATTTAGGTTTCAATGTCGTTCAAATATTTTTTGAGGACAATTCTGGTAATATTAAAAGAAAACATTACACAATTTGGTCAGGTGTTCCATCGGATCAACAACCTTTTTTAAAAGAAGAAGTTAAAGAAAAAGTCGACCAAGCACAAAAAAGATCAAAAGGTTCTATTAAACTTCTTAAATTACCTTCAGACAATGTGACAATTTCTGAAATTAAATCAAGACTTAGAAAGATGATTTCAGAAGGTTTTAAGATAGATCTCCTTATCATAGACTACGTAGATTGTATTAGTCCTGAGAGAGTCGCTTTCGGTGAAGAATGGAAAGGAGAAGGGTCAATTATGAGAAGTTTGGAGGCTATGACGGGTGAATTTGATATAGCAATATGGACAGCAACTCAAGGTAATCGTGAATCAATATCCTCTGATGTAGTTACAGGTGACCAAATGGGAGGATCAATCAAAAAGGCACAAATAGCTCACGTAATTGTTTCTATTGCAAAATCTTTGGAACAAAAAGAGAATAATATCGCAACATTGACACTATTGAAATCACGTATAGGTAAAGATGGTGTAATATTTACTAATTGTAAATTTAACAATGAATTATTGATAATTGATACAGATATACAAACAACATTACTTGGTCACGAAGAACAAAAAGTTCAAAAAAATGTGAATAGAGCCACAGAAGCATTCCATAGAAGACAACAAGTAATTAATAATAAATAAAATATAAAAAAAAGTAGAAATGCAGAAAGGAAAAAAGTTTCTAAGTGATTTAAAGTTACACTCGGATTATTTTAAATGGTTAGAAGAAAAGGGTAGGTATGAAACATGGGATGAAGCGTGTGAAAACATAATAGATGGTCATAGAAAAAAATATGTTGATTATTCGAAAGAAATTGAACCATACTTACAATCTGCTTTAGAAAGTATAAAAGACCAAGCTGTTTTGGCCTCCCAAAGAAATCTACAATATAGACATGAACAAATAATGAAACATAACACGAGAATGTTTAATTGTACATCTGGTCAGATTACTCGTAATAGAGTGTTCCAAGAAATTTTTTATTTGTCTCTAAGTGGATGTGGTTTCGGTGGTGGATTATTGATTCCATTTGTAAATAATTTAAGTAAACTACAAAGAAGAACGAAAGGAACAAAAACTTTTGTTATACAAGATAGTATAGAGGGTTGGGCAGATTCGTTGGGTGTATTAATGTCTTCTTACTTTGTTAATGATCAACCTTTTCCTGAATATGCAGGATACGCGGTTAAATTTGATTATTCACAAATTAGAGAAAAGGGTTCATTTATAAGTGGTGGATTTAAAGCTCCCGGTCATGAAGGTTTAAAACAATCTTTAGAAAAAATTGAAACTTTAATTGAAAAGTGGATTACAAATGAAGGTGAAAAAATTAGACCAATTTTGGCATTTGACATTATTTGTCATTCTTCAGATGCGGTATTATCAGGTGGTGTAAGACGTTCGGCACTCAATATGATCGTCGATCCTAATGATGATGAAATGATACATGCTAAAACTGGCAACTGGTTCACTGAAAATCCACAAAGAGGTAGAAGTAACAATTCAGTTTTACTTTTAAGAAGTGAAGTAACAAAAGAACAATTTGATTACTTAGTAAAATTGAATGATGGTGCAAATGATATTGGATTTGTTTTCGCAAATAGTTGGTTTGATATGTTTAATCCATGTTTTGAAATTTTGAAAATTCCTGTATTAGACAATATAGATTTTTCAAAAATACACTATGATGATATCGAATTATATGTAAAAAAGAATAAAAATAAATTTGGAATACAAGGTTGTAATTTGACAGAAATAAATGCCGAAAAATGTTCAACTAAAGATAAATTTTTGAAAGCGTGTAAAGACGCATCTATTTTAGGAACATTACAAGCGGGATATACAAATTTTCCATATTTAGGTGAAACGTCTAAAAAAATATTCGAAAGAGAGGCTTTATTAGGTGTTAGTATTACTGGTTGGATGAATAATCCTAAATTATTTAACGAAGAGTTATTAGAAGAGGGTGCACAAGTAGTTAAGGAAACCAATAAAGAGGTTGCATTTTTAATTGATATAAATCAAGCAGCAAGAACTACATGTGTTAAACCATCGGGTAACGCGTCGGTTGTTTTAGGTACAGCATCAGGTATACATCCAGAACATTCTGAGAAGTATTTTCGTATTATGCAGTTAAACAAAGAAAGTAATACTGCTAAATGGTTAACAGATAATATGTCGTTTTTACTCGAAGAAAGTGTTTGGTCATCAACAAAAAGTGATTATGTTGTTTTCGTACCAGTTGAAAATCCTAAAAATGGATTATTCAAAAAAGATATGAAGGGTACTAAACATCTTGAGTTAATCAAGTTAGTCCAACAACATTGGGTTAATGCGGGAACAAATCCTGAGTTATGCACATATAGTCCTGTAAATCATAATACTTCTTGTACTGTTATTATTGACGATAAAGATGTAATTGTTGATTACATATGGGATAATATAAACTTTTTTACCGCGGTAAGTTTTATATCTGATTATGGTGATAAAGATTTCAATCAAGCACCATTTACATCTGTTTTGAATCTTGATGAGATTGTTGCATCATATGGTAAGGGATCAATTTTAGCTTCGGGTCTCGTTGTGGATGGGTTACATTATTTTAATAACAATTTATGGTCGGCATGTGATCATCTGTTAGATAACACTATTCCAATAACAGGTAATAGAGAACAAGTGTTATTGAAAAAATATTGGATAGAAAGAGCTAAAAAGTTTGCGAAAAACTATTTTAAAGGTGATTTGAAAAAAATGGTTTATTGCTTAAAAGATGTTCATTTATTCCATAAATGGGAAACAGTAACACGTCAGTTTAAAGAAGTTAATTTTGGTGAAATTTTAGATAAACCACAATATAAAGATGTAAGTGATTTTGCATCTATGGCTTGTAGTGGAGGATCTTGTGAAATTACTAAAATATGAGTAAATTAATTGTGGGTGAAGATTATACAATAGAGGAGAAGTCGGGATTATTGGTCCTGACTTCTTTTTTTTTGACTAAAAGAGGATATTGTTGTGGTAATAAATGTATAAATTGTCCATATAAACCCGAATCAATGAACGGTAATAAAATATTGGGTAACCCTGATTTATTTAAGGATAGATTAAATACACCCAAGACTCGACAATATTAAGGGTGAATATCGAGTCACTATTTATTACAATTTTTTCAATCTTTATATTTATTTCATATGGCTACAACATATGGAATAGATTTTCCCTTTAGGGATAGTAAAACAGGACAATATCTTTCTTTAACGAATACTCCCGAAAGAGAGGTTAGGGCCAATCTCATACATCTACTTTTAACAAAAAAGGGAAGTAGATATTTTTTACCAAATTTTGGAACAAGAATATACGAATACATTTTTGAACAAAATGACATAGTTTCTTTTAACTTAATAGAAGATGAAATTAGAGAGGGAGTTAGAAAGTTTATACCGAATTTAGACATAAATTCAATTACCATAAACTCAGCGGAATTGGATCCTGAACAAGATAGAACATTTTCTCAAGAGGAAGATGAAAGATTATTTAGAGTTTCAGATTTTTCAAATAAACCATATACCGCAAAAGTTAGAATAGATTACACAGTAAATAACGCCGCCTTTTCTTCTTCTGATTTTATAATTATTAATATATAAAATGGCAAAAAAAATATCATACGCAGTAAGGGACTTCGCAGGATTAAGACAAGAATTGGTTAATATGACCAAAGAATATTATCCTGATTTAGTAAAAAATACAAATGACGCATCAATTTTTTCAGTATTGTTGGATTTAAACGCCGCTGTAACTGATAATCTACATTTTCATATTGATAGAGTTTGGCAAGAAACAACACTAGATTTCGCACAACAAAGACAATCATTGTTTCATATTGCAAAAACATATGGTATGAAAATTCCTGGTAATAGACCATCAGTATCTTTAAGTGATTTTTCAATAAATGTTCCTGTCTCGGGAGATAAGGAAGATGTTAGATATTTAGGAGTGTTAAAGGCTGGTGCACAAGTATCAGGTGGAGGACAAGTTTTTGAAACAATTGAAGATATTGATTTTTCAAGTCCATTTAATTCAAAAGGAGAAGTAAACAGATTAAAAATTCCAAATTTTGACGCAAACGATAGATTAATATCATATACTATTACCAAGAGAGAAGCGGTTGTGAATGGGGTTACAAGAATATTCAGAAGAGTTATTACTGAAATTGATCAAAAACCATTTTTAAAACTTTATTTACCTGAAACGAATATTTTAGGAATAGTCTCAGTCATTCATAAAGATGGAACTACTTTTGCGGGTAATCCAACTTCCACTGAATTTAATACAAGCTCGAATAAATGGTATGAAGTTAAATCGTTAATAGAAGATAAAGTTTTTGTTCCAGATTCAACATCAGCATCAGATAGAGATAATTTTAAATCCGGTAATTACGTTAGAGTTACTAATAAATTTATAACAGAATACACACCTGAAAGTTTTTTTTCATTGACATTTGGATCAGGAAACATTGACCCAATGAGTAATTTAGATGATTTTATGTCAGGAGATTTAAAAGTTAATTTGTCAACTTATTTAAATAATATATCATTAGGTAGTTTACCTAAACCTAACACAACAATTTTTGTAAAATATAGAATCGGTGGTGGTAAAAATTCTAATTTAGGTGTTGATGTAATAACAAGTATTGATGATATTGAATTCGAAGTAAATGGACCACTATCAAATGTTAATACACAAGTTGTCAATTCTTTAACAGTAAGAAATGTTACACCGGCAATTGGAGGTTCTGATCAACCTACAATAGAGGAGATTAGAAATATGATCGCATACAACTTTGCAGCACAAAACAGAGCGGTAACATTAAATGATTATAAATCATTAATTGAAACAATGCCGTCAACTTATGGTGCACCAGCTAAAGTAAATGTATTGGAGGAAGATAATAAAATTAAAATTAAATTATTGTCTTATGACGATAAAGGTAATTTAACTGATGTAGTATCAAATACTTTGAAAAACAATATTTTAAATTATCTTTCAGAATTTAGAATGATAAATGATTATATTGAAATACAAAGTGGTGAAGTAATTGATTTAAGTTTAGAAATTGATTTAATTATAGATAAAAATGAATCAAGATCTGATGTAATTAGAGAGACAATAAACAAAACATCACAATTTTTTGCAATAGAAAAAAGAAAAATGGGTGATCCTTTGTTTGTTGGTGATCTATCGAGAGAAATTGGTAATGTCGGTGGAGTAACAAATGTTGTAGAAATAAGAGTTTTTAATAAAATAGGTGGCGAATATTCATCATCACAAGTTACCCAACAATATAAAAATCCTGTGACAAAAGAAATTTTACAATCTGACATGACTATTTTTATGAAAGCAAACCAAATTTATCAAATTAGGTTTCCTAATGTAGATATTAAGGTTAGGGTTAGATCCTTAGGTTCAACTACATTTTAATTAGATTTTTATTTATAATAATAGAAATTTCCATGCTTTCTATTTATTATAAGAATGATACAAAAACATAGAATTGCGACAAATATAGGGGTAGACCAAAAAGTAATTGTAGAATTGAAACAAAACTACGATTTACTAGAAATCTTGTCTTTAAAATTTAGTCAAAAACAAACCTATACTTCACTATGTTCCGATTATGGAGTTGTTTGTGGTAGAATTTCGGTAAATAATGGATTTGGAATACCGAATGCAAGAGTTTCAATTTTTATTCCTTTGTCAGATATGGATGAAAACGATCCGGTTGTATCTGCATTATACCCATACAAATCCCCAACAGAAAAAAATGACAATGGTTTAAGATATAATTTATTACCAGAAAGGAAGCAACATGGTGGACATGAACCTGTTGGTTCTTTTTTTGATCAGAGTGACGTTTTGAATAATGAGTCAAAATTAGAAGTGTTTGAAAAATATTATTCATATACGGTAAAAACAAATGATGCTGGTGATTTTATGATTTGGGGAGTTCCAATAGGACCACAAATATTACATGTTGATATTGATTTGTCCGATATAAGTTGTTTTTCACTTAGGCCCGATGATTTTATAAGACAAGGTATTGGAGTAGACCAATTTAAAAACACATATACTTTTAAGTCATCAACAGATTTATCTACATTACCACAAATAGTATCTTTTGACAAATCAATTGAAGTTTTCTCTTTTTGGGGAAATGTCGATTTATGTGAAATTGGAATTACTAGAACTGATTTTGATTTATCCGATGAGGGGGTAAAGGTTGAACCTAAAGCTTATTTACTTGGTTCAGTATTTTCAGATCAAGGTAACAATTCTGTTAATAAAAACTGCACACCAAAAAACACAATGGGATATAAATGTAATTTAACATCGGATCCCGCAGTTATTGAGGTATTGAGATTCACAAGTAAAAAAGATATAAATAACAGACCAATACTTGAACTCTATGAAATTAATGAAGATGTAGATGATAGTGGATCATTTGTATTAACATTACCAATGAATATGGATTATGTTTACACAAATGAATTTGGCGAAAATGAAATAACTAATGATCCTAATAAAGGTATACCAACATCAGGTTGTTATAGATTTAGAATATCAACAAAAAACGAATCAGTAGGTAGAGTAAGAACAACCGCGTCTTATTTGGTACCTAATATAAGAGAATTTGAAAATGAAATAGATAAATCATATGCGTGGTCAACAGATTGGAGTGATTATCCAATAGGTGCAACAAATAATTCAATTATTTTTTATAGTGAAAATGGGAGATATTACCCTAAAGATTATTTTTATCGATTGACTTATAATAAAGTATATTCTGTATCATCTTTCATGGGTTCATATTTTAGCTCAAGTGGTGGTGGGAGAGATACTTTCTTAGGAATAAAAGAAATTTCACCAAAAAAAGAAGATGATTGTGAAGAAAACGTTGTTACACCACCAATAAATTTTGGTATAGAAAAATTCACATTTGCAATTCTTATTGCAACCATTTTGAATATATTTGAGAGATTAATATATTATGCTTTTATTGCTGCTGTTCAAATTTTAATAATACCATTTCAAGCTTTATATAATTTTAGAATTAGAATAAGAGCATTTCGTGTCACAATAATTGATTGGAGACCATTTGAATTTTTAGATAGAGCGGTAATAGAACCATTACAAAGATTTGGAACTGTTAGATTAGGTATAGCAATTTATCCGGATTGTGAAACTTGTGATAATTTAGATTATGTAAATGAACTCCCCAATACAAACGAAGACCCCGCATTACTATTTACCGAGATTGCAAGTGGAACTGCAATACCTGACAATTATATGGTAACATATGGATGTGCAGGATATACAGACGATGATCCTTCATTGACTAGACTTTATTTTGTAATACCTGGTGGAACATGTTCGCCAGCATCAGATGTTGAACCAACGTTTTTGGCTTCATATAATTTGACTATGTTAATAAACGAACCATCAAGATTTGTTGTCAAATTCAATAATAGTCAACTTTATGATACCTTAGTGTTGAATCAAGAAATTATTAATGGTATAACTACACACTATTTTGATGATTATGTTAAATGTTCATATACAAATAACAGGTTAAATGAACCAACAGAACCAATAACATATAAAATATATGATAAAAACTCTTTATTATTAGGTGGAAGTGGTGGAAGTGGTTTACAAAGTGAACTCCAAGGCGGTTGTCAACAATACGTTTCAGTCTATAGAGAAAATATTGTTAGTCATAGTTATTGTGTTGTAGATCCATCGATATCATATAATTCACTTACTACGTCAAATTTAGTTTTAGGATCATCATGTCCACCTGATAAAATTAATGTTGGACAAGTTATTAGAAATGTAGATGCAAATCCGTGTGGTACGTGTGGAACCAAAAGTGGGTATTCTGAATTTAGATTTGGTTTGTTCACTATTATTCCAGCAGCGAGTACTAGAAATTGGGGTGTAAATTTTGACGCTATAACCGAATATGCAATAAGAAAACTTGTTGCCAAGTTATTTTGTGAGGGATATGTAAACTATTCATTTATTGACAACTGGTTGACCGGTGCATTATATATATTTCCATTTAAATCAAAAGTTAGATGGGATAATGAGGAAGAACTTGATTTAAATTATAGAAGAACAAAGTATTGTGATAATTTAGTTTATTACAAAGTAGGAACAATAAATAATCCTGATAAAAGATTTTATTATAGATCTACAAAATATATTTCGGGTAAATTTAACAGAAGTATTAAAAATACATTAGGTCATCCGACAACTATAGTTGATTTGGGACCAAGAGATGAATTTATTAAAGAAATTTGTGTAGATGCATCTGTAGATCCTAATTGTTCTATTGTTAGAAGTATAGGCCCCACATCATATCAAAATTTTAAAGAATTACTAGGACTTTATATAAATTATAAACTTGATTATTTGGGCCCTGATGGTGGTATTAAATCATTTTTTAAAAATAATGGATTTAATACAATATTACCAAACAAATTAGATGGAAGAGTTTTAAACGGTGATATTTTACAATTGATATCTATAAATAATGAAACCGGTATTGAAGAATTTGATTTACAAAATAGAAATTATGCCGTTTATAGTCCACAGATTTTGGATGTAGAAAGTTATCCAACATTGTTAGATGGTGGACCCATGCCGATAAATTTTGTTTTAGATGGGACGAGTAATGTAACGGGATCTGTGTTTGATGGTGAAGGTTTTAGAGTTAGAGCATGTTTGAATGAGATAGGTAGATTGACTGAAGCATCACAAGACGTTCCTTTCTTTTTATGGGATAAAGGAGGAGATGGATTTGGTTCTGGTACAAATCATCATTGGGATTATAATAACATAGAAGTTCAACCGCTACAAGGTATGACTAAGGAATATAAATATACTGGTGATTCTACACATAAGTATATTTTATTTCCGATGACTAAATTATATAGTGGAAATACATTTACATACCCAAGTATTCAATTTAATGATATAATAGCGGATGTTGTGAGTACAAGTGCGGTTCATACAAACTATGACATGCAAGAAGAGGGATTTAGTGTTTTAGAATGTGATGATGAAGATAACCCGACAACAGGAAATTTATATATTAGAACTGGTGATACAGCAAACTGGGCAACAATATCTTGGACAAATACAACAGATTTCCTTATAAAACCAACAACAACAAATTATAATGGAAATCAACAAATTTTATCAACACCATTTTTATTTTATTTTGGATTGAGACCGGGCAAAACTGCGGTTGATAAATTTATGGAAAGATTCGGGCCGAAAGGTGCTTTTAAATCTGCTGAATAATGGAAAAGAGAGAAATATTATTACCAAGTAAATTATTTAAAAAGGCAAATGATGCGGATTTAAATATAAGAGTTGGATTAGATGAATCTGAAGCGTTATTAAGGAATGGCGATAGAGACATTGTGCTAGATCTTGCAGAATTATTTAATAAAGAAAGACAAGATAGTAAAAATTATAAGATACATGGAAAAATAAAAATGGTTTTTAGAAACATGTATAGTGGATCAACAACGTACCCGTATTTAGAAGAACGATTATATTTAAATGGTGACGGTAGTAATAATAATTTTGATGGATTTTTACCTTATAATGAATTTGCTTTTTTGAGAAATGATGTTGTAAGGGAAGTAACCTTACCGACATCCGTTAGTGGGTCTACTTTAGGAATATACACCCCAACTAGAATTATAACTGGATCAACTGGTCACACAACAATAACAACAGCATCGGCACCATATCATAATTGGAACATTTATCTTTCTTATGCATACACTGGAATAACAAATTATCCCATGGTATATACATTATCGGGTTCACCAAAAACTGAATTTAGTAATATTGTTCATTTTACAAGTGGTGACGGAATACCATTTAGGTGTCAACAATCTGATAGATACTATATTTTTACAAGCCCTGTTAAGCACGGAATGTCTGCTGGAGAGTTTATATCATTTTCAGGAACGTCTATTACCGGAAATGTTTCGGGAAGAACATACACAATTAATAGTGTCGGTAACGAAACATTTGATTCTGAAAATTATGTAATTAATATTTTGAAATCACAATTCAAAACGGGAACAACAATTAGTGGAATTTACTTAGGTAAAAGGTGTTTAGATAAAAGAAATATCAGTGGTACCACTTCACAATATTATGTTCATAAATTAAAAACACTTAGAGAAACTAAAGATTATATTTTAGATAAGATTGGGTTTGAAAGCCCAATATGGGAGGACGAAAAAAAATTATTGTTTGAAAATAGTGCCGGTACTAATGATGTATTAGTTGTAAGAAATAGAATGGAATCTTTGATATATGATTTTAAAGAACCATTTGTTCTTTCTGGAATAACTAATAATTTAGGATTTACTCCTACCGATGTATATGTTTCAATTTTATTTAGGAATGGAAATGGTTATTTTATTAATCCACCAAAAGTTGGTTTCAAATTTAATCTTCATGATACGTGGATAGATGAACACTTTTCAGGAAATACCTCGAATGAGTTATCAATGAGCGGTGTTACTATTTTTAGTGGTGCAACTGCAGGGTTTTCTTTTTCTGGTGGAACATCACTACAAACAGGAACAACACTTGTCGGGTCGTTTGTTGAATATAACAGAAAAGAATTAAAGGAGAGAATAATATCGGAATCAATACATAAAATTATTAATCCATTATCAATATTTGATTATGAACAAAATAATTCTTCAGTTTTTTCTGGTTCAACAACGGATAATCCGTTTGGTTTGATATATCAACCACATTATAGAGTCAAATTAAGAGAATTATCTCCATATACTGAATTTTCAAATACAAACGAAATTTATAATTTACCTGAAAATACAAAATATGATAGTGAAGATAATGTGTGGAGATGGAGAGATCTTTATGATCATGGTAATATTGATCCTGATGGATTTGGAACAGATTTTTCTTTTATTAATAATATTCACTACGTAAAAAGAGATATAAATTTCTATTTAAGAAATGAAGCATATTATATGAATAAGTTAGATGGCTTAGCCAAATTTAAATCTCCTAAATGTTAAATGAAAATAAGAAGAAGTTCTGAAGATTTAAATTTTATTTTTAATGGTGATACTTCATTCAAAGCAGACGCTGGATGGGAAGAAAATTTAAGAGACTTTGAAAAAGAAACTCTTACTTCAATTATTAATCCAGCTGAAAACTATGAAACGGTAAGATATATTCATAAGGAATATAATTGTGGTAGTGGTATAACACAAAATGACATTTGGTTTTATTTTTATTTTTTAGATAACACAAATAATTACACAAATGGATTAGACTATAGTTTAGTAGATATAACACCTAAAGAAAATGCACAAATGTTGGCGCAATCTACAAATAGTTTCTTTAGGTTAGAATTTTATAAAACACCAAACAATACTCCACCTGATAGATCTAATAGAAAACTTGCTTTTGCTAAAAATCTTTCATTACCAAACGGTGAAAAATATTTTTATACAACTTTAAATGATTACATATTTGTTCCTGTATTCACTGGATCTAATTATAGAAACTCTGAAAACATGTATTTGTATTGGTTTCAGGATGATTCCGTTTTAGGTGACACAACATTATCTGGTAACACATTTTGGATGACTGCTAGATTTTTTAATGCTAAAGATGGATCAATATCTAATTTTCATAATAGAGTATTAACACCAAACCACGAATTTATTGAAGAAGAAGATTTTTATTATAGAGTAACATTTGATAAAAGTTTACACACTTATGAAATATGTTCATATAGTGGTAATACTTTATTTGGTCCATGTAATACTAATGATGTTAGAGGTAAAGTTTGTAACTCAGTCAATTTTTATCAAAGTTACACACCATCAACAACTACAATTCCACAAACAACGAGGACGCCCACACCAACAATTAGTGTAACCGCAACCCAAACAATTACACCAACACCAACTAGAACACCAACAAAAACGGCAACACAGACTCCTACACCAACTCCAACAAGAACACCATTTTCTACCTTGACACCAACACCTTCAATTACTGCCTCTCCAACTACAACACCTACACCTACTCAAACATTAACGTCAACACCTACGCCAACTCCAACTCCAACACCTACTCAAACATTAACACAAACAGTTACACCAACGCAAACACTTACACAGAGTGTAACGGCAACTTCTACGCCAACACCAACACCTACGCAAACTGAAACAGCAACGCTAACTCCAACTCCAACACCAACGCAAACATTAACACAGAGTGTAACGGCAACTTCTACGCCAACTCCAACACCAACGCAAACACTTACACAGAGTGTAACGGCAACTTCTACGCCAACTCCAACACCTACGCAAACTGAAACACCTACACAAACACTTACACAGAGTGTAACAGCAACGCCAACGCAAACTCCAACACCTACGCAAACTGAAACAGCAACGCTAACTCCAACTCCAACACCAACGCAAACACTTACACAGAGTGTAACGGCAACTTCTACGCCAACTCCAACACCTACGCAAACACTTACACAGAGTGTAACGGCAACTCCTACGCCAACTCCAACGCAAACACTTACACAGAGTGTAACAGCAACGCCAACACCAACTCCAACACCTACTCAAACATTAACTCAAACAGTTACATCTACACCTACACCTACGCCAACGCAAACACTTACACAGAGTGTAACAGCAACTTCTACGCCAACCCCAACGCCAACGCAAACATTAACACAGAGTGTAACGGCAACTTCTACGCCAACTCCAACGCAAACACTTACACAGAGTGTAACGTCAACTTCTACGCCAACCCCAACACCAACGCAAACATTAACTCAAACAGTTACATCTACACCTACACCTACACCAACGCAAACACTTACACAGAGTGTAACGGCAACTTCTACGCCAACACCAACACCTACGCAAACTGAAACACCAACGCAAACATTAACACAGAGTGTAACGGCAACTTCTACGCCAACTCCAACGCCAACGCAAACATTAACACAGAGTGTAACGGCAACTTCTACGCCAACACCAACACCTACGCAAACACTAACTAGAACAGTTACATCTACGCCCACACCAACACCAACGCAAACATTAACTCCAACACAACCATGTAATTGTAAGTATCATGACATATATGTAAATCAAAATGATATTGATGATTCTGATAATCAGGCAGTATACTTTGAATATTATGATTGTATAACTGGATTGCTTGAAACACAGACAAGAGGTGCAGCAGGAACGATTGAAGATGCATTCTGTCATAACATAAATGCGGGTAATACATCTGTATATTATATAAAGGACGGCAATAATGTGGCAGCTCAAAGTACCATAACAAATACATTTGTTGATTGTTGTCCCGGTTATTTTGATTGCGGATACGGATGTCAATATTATGAGGAAAATCCGGGATGTTCACCTTGTGATCCTTCTAGTCTCTAAAAATTAATATAATGAAAAATAAATATGAAATATTAAAAAAAACTATTACAAGTGGTTCACTTATATCTGAAATCAGTCAAAATTGGTATGATTCTTTCGGTCAAGTAATTCCTTGGTCTGGTAGTGTTTATATTGGACCTAATCAAAACGATATAATATATAACACAAATGTTACAGGATCTTTAATTGAAGGATATTATAAATGGACTGGAACAACATGGAATTTAATAACATCGGGTTCAGCATACGATAACTACAACATACCAATATTTTTGACTGCGACAAATGATGAAATGGGTGTTATGGTTGGTTTTGATGGAGATATCGAACAAGTAGAACAACTTGTAAATTTTTCATATTCAGGTGTTACAGGAACTTCTACCGTTACGATTTATAATACAGTTAACACAGATAGATTAAGAACAATAACAGAGGCGACATATACAATAAATTGGGGGGATAATTCAACAGCTAATTTATCGATATCACCAACAGGACCTTTATCATCAGAAACAAAAACCTATATTAATTCTGGTGAATATAAAATTTCTGTTACCATGAGCACACCATGGACAACCAATAAAGTTGAAAAAATTATTAAGATTCCATTTGACGCAACAGTTACAAATCATTTAGGAACATTTACAGGAACAACTGTACCAGCGTATTCTAATATGACTGGACAAAGCTTAAATTATTTAAATGACTATGATTACACAAATGTCACAGGAACAACAACAGGGTTCACTTATTTAGCAATAGGTAACAGCAGTTTGTCTCAAAAATTAAAATATGGTCAAAATCCTAATTTGATAATATCTTACAGTGGAGTTACAACTGGAACAGATACTATAGGAAACTATACAGGATATACGATTGGTGATTTATATTATAAAGATTATCCCAATAAATATACTATGATTACAGGGACTACTGTGGGAATTACAAAAGAAGAGGTTTTTAACCGTGTCTTAACAAGAAATGAACATTTTTTAGGTTTTGTTGATGAACCTGTAATTTTTTCAGATGTTTTTGTGGAAAGAGGAAAACAATCTGTAATGGAAAAGAATCTAAGATTAATTGAAATAGATAGTATGGGAGAACTTAGTATATATGGAAATGGATTTTATAATATCAGAAAACAATAAAAATTATATTTATTAATAAAAGTTATGGCAGTTGGAAGTTATGGTATAGTTAGACCGGCGGACGTTTCTCCAAATGACGTTGAGATTCTCTTACATTACGTTTCAGGTAGAACTGCAAATTCTCCTGTTACCTTAACAAAATTAGACGCAGGAGACATCTTAAGTCCAATTATACACAATGAAGATACCACAGATGACACTACTCAACAAAACATAGAGATCATTGGTGGTCTATATAATTTGAAATTAGAATCATCTAATTTTTCGGAGTTGGGTATATATACTGTTCACATCAGACCAAAACAAATTAGAACAACTATAACGGATTGTGGAATATTGGCATCTTTACCATCAGTAAGGGGTGTTATAATTGATTTAACAAATGTTCCATCTGAAGATAGGAATAAATTTACACCACAAGGTTTAGTGGGGTATAGAATAGAATATATAAATAAAACAACAAAACAAAAAATACCTAATTTCTATAGAATAGTAACATCTAGCTTTTATTGTGTCCCAATCCAATCGAATTTAACAAATTCAATACAAAGAGCAATTAGATATCAATATTCAGATACCGCAAGTAACTTAATGTTTTTAACCGTAACACCATCATCCGCACCAACAAATAGACCAAATACAGTTCCATTTATAGGAGAACCTTCACAAAAAATTATTTTAACTAATACTTTTTTCAACCCAACAACTATTGAAATAGAAATGGTCGAACATGATTCTTCAACATTGGCACACGCTCTTTACGGTAATCAAAGTAAGGCAATATCTTCTGGTATCTACACAATTTATGACAATAACAACAATATCTACAAACAATACAATCTTTACGAAATCAAAGATGAACTTAACGAAACATTATATGAGATACGTGAAGAAAAAACAGATATTGATGAAACATTAAATTTAGAAGATATTACTAACGTATAATGGCAAAGAGAAAAGTTCCAAGTCAGGCGGCTAGTGGTGAAGAAACATTTAGTGATAGTTTAGTCGGTAGACAAATTACCGATGGATCAAGCTCTTTGACTAATACTGTCTTTAGTATTGATAGAACATTACCAGAAAAAGATAGTAAAAAATTTCAAACATCGCCATTCTCGGATTTTTTTTCTTTAAATGATTTGAAAGAAGAAAAAGATACACCATCATTGTTATCCGCTGAAGAAAAGAAAAAAAATATAAAATTCAGAAATGGTAAAGATGATGCCTCTAGATCTTTGTATGGGTCATTAAGAAGTAGAATTGGAAATTCAATACAAAAAATTATAAAAAAATTTCCGGCCGGTGTTTTAGTAGACGCGACAACACCTGTAAGAACAAGTAACAATACAGCAAAAAATATAACTTACAGTCCAATATTGAAATCAACACAACTTGAAATTGATGTTTCAATGTTGTATAACACGTTTGGAATTGTTTTTAAAAAACCATCATCACCTGAAAAGGTAAATAAAGAAAATCCATTAAGAGATTTTTTTTCTTCTTATACAAAATATGTAATTGAAATAAGTGGATCAACATATAATTTGGTTGGATACACAGAACCAAATTCATCAAATACTATTACTTTAAATGTATCTGGACAACCATTTACAGGATCAACATATTCTGAATCTTTTTTGATAAGACCAAACAATGGTACAATTGAAGAGTTTCATAATGGTCTTGATGATTTAGAAGAATTATTATTAGATAGACAAAGTAATCCAAAATACGAAGCAAAGTTTAAAGTCCCAAAAGATAGTTTTGACGGATCCTCAACTGATATTGTAACAGTAGAAATTAACTGGCCAATTTCAAAAGATAATTGGAATCCACAAATTGTAGGATTAGACTACGAAGAATATCTAACAAAAATAAATTCTTTAGCAGAAGAAATTGACAATTATAAATCTAATTTAATATTAAGATTTTTAACTTCAGGTCAGTTATTTGAATATGATACTTTAGAAAAAAAAGGTGAAACAATTTTTCAATTGTATGGTCAATCTTTTGATAAAGTAAAAAAATATATTGATAACATTGCTTTAATGAGAAATGTTACATATGACGGAATAAATAATTTACCAGATATTTTACTAAAAAATCTTGCAAACACTTTAGGTTTAGATACAGTCAATCTATTTGATGAAAATAATTTAGAACAATCATTATATACAAGACACCAATCTAATTATTCTGGTATTACTACATCTTTTAATGTTGTTGATGCCGAATATGAATTTTATAGAAGATTACTTGTTAACCTTGCCTTTATCTATAAATCAAAGGGGACAAGAACAGCAATAGAATTTTTCTTAAAATTTTTAGGGGCACCCGAACCATTAATTAAAATTGATGAATATGTTTATAAAGTAAAAACATTACCGAAAAGTAATGATATAGAAGATGACATTTATGATGCAATACAAGGTAATAAAATATCTTTTGTTGTTACAGGATTTACAGGAACAACATATTCGTATTTAACAGGAACAACAAGATCTTCTATAACTTATAATAGAGACAACTATCCAGTAGATGAAGATAGTGGATTACCAAAATCAACAACTAACACATCTGAAGATACATTCTTTCAGAAAGGTGCTGGTTGGTATGATGTGACATTATCTCACAGAGCACAAATGGTTTTAGATGAGGAAAATTCAATAACTACTGGTAGATCAAGGACTACTGTAACTAAAATTAAACCTTATACTTACGGAGAAGATTATTTTGACTTGTATAGAACATTGCCAGGATTAGATACAGGATATGAATTATTAGGAAATATTGATAATTTTAAAGGGTCCGTAGATAATACAGAATCTTTATTCACACTAAACAGAAAAAATTTAAGTGTATATCTATCTTCAGCACAATCATTAGATTACGATATATACAGAAAATCAAGAGAATTAGAAGTTGTTATTGGTTTATTACCAATACAAACGGGTTTTACATTTAGTGAATTCTTAGATAGTGTTTATAATCAAGTAATTCATAATTCCAATGTCATTAGATTTAAACCTAATTACATTCAATTAGAAGATTTATATTCAAAATATTTGTCATTGACAGGTGTAACTCATTATGATTACTTACTAACAAATGAGTTTATAGAAAAAATGTCACCGTATTGGGTTCAGATATTGGAACAAATGGTACCGGCAACTACGTTGTGGACTGGTGGTAATTTAATTGAAAATGGAAGAATAAAAAGATCAAAATACAAATACACAAAACCGTGTCAAGTATTGGAAATTATTGATGATTTATATCCCGATTTTGTGCAACTTATAGGAGATGAACAAAATGATGGTGAAGTTGGTATAGGTGATGATGACCCCGATAAAGATGGTGTATTAAGAATATATCCAGCTTTTGAAATTAACGGTGTTTTATATTCAGGTGAGACAAACAATTTAAATCATTTTGTTCAAATTTTAGGAACATCAACAGTTTCAGGAGTTAGTGCAAGGTTATATAACCCTTCACCACCTTATGTTGTTGATCCCGATTATTCAGAAATTAGAACACAATGGTCGGCAAAAACGATAAATGTTATTAATTATATAAATGCTAACTCAACAATTTTTATTGATTTGAGTGGAACAAGTAGTACGTATACAGGTTACACAAGTCAATCTGGAATTACTACAGGAACAACAATGGTTCCTTACTTTACTTACGAGTTTTTCACTAACGACGCCAACCAAGAAAAAATTAAATTTATTTCATCTAAATATGGATTTAATAAATGCACTGTGGATAAATTCAATTTCAAATATGTAACAATCGAATATAGTTCACCACCGCCAACACCAACACCTACAAGAACTCCTACGCCTACACCAACACCAACAAGAACTGTTACACCAACAAGAACTCTTACGCCTACACCAACACCAACAAGAACTGTTACACCAACAAGATCTCTGACACCCACACCTACACCAACTAAAACATTAACATCAACTGTACCTTCAACAGCAACACCAACACCTACGCAAACTGAAACAGCAACACTAAATCCAACTCCAACACCAACACCTACACCAACAACAACTGATCCTGCAACAACCCCTACACCCACAGCTACACCAACTCCAACACCAACACCTACACCACCAACAGAGTATTGTATTCAGTATACTATAAATTATGATGTTAGCCAACCTGCATCGTCTTGTGGAACTGG